ACAAGCTTTATTATCTGGTCTAAATTTTTTAGGTGCAGTTGCTGGAGAAAATGAAAAAATATCAAATATTATATTTGGAATACAAAAAGCCTTAGAAATTGGAAAAATTATTACATCAACTGCTGGGGCAATTGCTGCCGTAGGTACTCAAACTGCTTTAATACCACCTTTAGTTCCACCAGGAATTCCAAACCCAGCGGCAATAAAAGCAGCAGTATTAGGTGCTAAAAAAGTTGCAACTTTAAAATTAAATGCTGCGTCTCAAATTGCAACTATTGCAGGTGCAACAATTTCTAAATTTAAAGGATCTAGTAGTGGCGGAATTGGAGGCTCTGCCCCTACTTCTACAACTGCACCTATTGAACCACCAAGACCGCAGCCACAAACTACTAACATATCACAAGAAAGCATTAATGCTTTAGGGAATCAAGCTATAAGAGCCTATGTAGTAGAAACCGATGTAACCAGTAATCAAAAAAGGGTTCAAGCTATAAAACAAAGAGCCAGATTTAGTTAAGTGATAAATTAATTAACATTAAAGCATTTACATTTATGGATTTACCAGTTTACGAATTAATGATAAGCGATGATTTACAAGACGATGCAGAAGTAAATTTTGTGTCACTAGTAGACCGACCAGCTATCCAAAAGAATTGGAACGCTTTCAGTCATAAAGTTAAGTTTAATACTAATGAGGAAAAGCGTGTTATTTCTGGTGCTATTATGTTGGCAGATACTCCGATTTTTAGGAGTGATGTTTCTCATGGTGATTACTACGTTGTTTTCTCTAAGGAAACTATTTTTAAAATAGTTCAAAGGTATTTTAAGAAAGGCTATCAAGCTAACGTAAATATCCAGCATAACCAAGATACTAAGCTAGAAGATGTTTATTTGTTTGAATCTTTTATAAGTGATAAGGAAAGAGGTGTGATGCCTATGAAAGGTTTTGAAGATGCTCCCGATGGATCATGGTTTGGGTCTATGAAAGTAGATAACGAGTATGCGTGGAATGAGGTTAAGGAAGGAAATATTAAAGGGTTTTCAGTAGAGGGAGTATTTGAATATTCTAAGGCAAAAAAAGAAGCACAAGAACAAGCAGATAAAATATTTGAAGAGATAAAGAAAATTTTATCGCAGGTTAAGTGATAAATATTTAAACAATTAAACATATAATAACATGAACGCAGCACAAGCAATTAAAAACATTAGGGCATTATTTGAAGACATGCCAAAGCCAGAAGATGAAAAAGAGGTAAAGGTAGAAATGGCTGAATACGTTTTAGAAGACGGCACTAAAGTAATGATTTCATCACTTGAAGTAGGTGGCGAAGTTGTTCTTGAAGATGGTAGCCCTGCTCCAGATGGAGAACACAAACTAGCAGATGGTCAAGTAATTGAAACCGAAGGCGGTAAGATTACCGAAATCAAAGTAGGTGAAGAGCCAGTAGAGATTGAGATTGAAGCAGGTAACAAGATGGACGAAAAGATGGGTGAAATGGAAGACAAACTAGCTGCCCTAGAACAAGAAAACGCAGACCTTAAATCTAAGCTAGCAGAATTTGAAAAGAAGGCTGCTCAAGGTTTTGCTCAGGTTATTGAGTTGATTGAAGAAATCGCTAAAGTACCTCAAGCAGACCCAATAGAAAAAACTCAGTCTTTTAAATTTGAATCTACTAAAGACATCAAGTTTGACAGACTAGCTAAATATCGCAACGCAATTTTAAACAATAAAAACTAAGAAAAATGGCATTTAATGTTTCTGCACTCGCAGACTACACAGAACAAAACGAAGCCCTACTAGTAACTAGTTCGGTTCTCGGTGCTAAGACTGCCTCTTTAATTAAGAGTGCAGGTAACGTTATGGTCGGAGTTAAATCTTCTGAGACCATCAATATCATGGACACAGACGCTATTTTCCAAGCTGGTGGATCATGTGGTTTTAACGCTTCTGGTTCTACTTCATTCACTCAAAGAACTGTGACTGTAGGTAAAATCAAAGTAAACGAGGCCCTTTGCCCTAAAGATTTGGAAGCTAAATACTTGCAGAAGGCTTTGCCTACTGGTTCAATGTATGATGCTATTCCTTTTGAGCAAGAATTCACAGATAAGAAAGCTAAGAGAATAGCTGCACAACTTGAAACTGCTTTGTGGCAGGGTGACACCTCATCTGTAAACGTAAACTTGAATAAGTTTGATGGTTTGGTTAAGTTGATTGGTGCTGCTTCTGGTGTTGTAGATGCTAACACTTCTACTTTCATCTCAGGTGCGCCTTTGTCTAGCATTACTGCGGCTAACGTAGTATCTATTTTTGATGGTGTTTACAGAGCGATTCCTGCAACTATTGTTTCTGAAGATGATGTTACTATCTTCTGCGGTATGGATGTTTTCCGTACTTACACAGTAGCATTGAAGAACGCTAATATGTTCCACTATACAGTAGACGTAAAAGCTGATAACGAGTTTATCCTTCCAGGTACTACTATTAAGGTTGTAGCCGTTCAAGGTTTGAATGGTACTAACAAGATTTATGCTGCAAGACTTAGCAATATGTTCTTGGGTACTGACCTTTTGAACGAAGAAGAGAAATTTGAAATCTTCTACGCAAAAGAAGCTGACCAAGTACGTTTCGTATCTGAGTTCAAGATGGGTGTTAACTTCGCTTTCCCTGACGAGATCGTTAAGTTCGCATACTAAAATATCGTAGGGGATTAAGTTCCCCTACTTTTTTAACTTTATAAATAATTAATTATGAGTTGTGCATTAACGCAGGGATACGTTCTGGACTGTAAAGACTCTTTGGGGGGAATAACCGAAGTGTTGTTTATAGCTAAAGCAGACGTAACCGCTACAACAGAAGCTTCAGGAGTTATCACGGCTATCACTAAGGCATCTGGTAAGCGTTTCTACAAGTATGAACTTGTAAAAGAAACTTCTAGCTTTGTTGAAAACATTAACGCTTCTGTAGAGAATGGTTCTATTTTCTATCAGCAGGAGTTGACTGTTATTCTTAACAAACTACAAGCAAATACTCGCAATGAGATTTTGCTACTTGCTCAGAACCTATTGTTAGCTATCGCAAAAGATAACAACGGAAAGTATTGGTATTTAGGTCAGTCTAGAGGTTTGGATATTACCGCAGGTAATTCTGGCTCTGGAACTGCAATGGGAGATAGAAGCGGATATACTTTAACCTTTACGGGTAAAGAACCTGCTCTTGCTCCAGAGGTTCAATCTTCAATCATTTCTGGTCTACTAAGTTAGTAAGCAGTTGGTTTAGTATTATAGCCCTTGCAAGTGCAGGGGCTTTTTTTGTTAATTACCTTTAATTCTAGCATTTATATTAGAATGATACAATTAACGAAAGGAGTAACGCAGTTCATCTATTTAACCTTAACGGAGAAACAAACGTTAAGCACTCCAAACTATTTATTCGTATTCAAAAATAGATCAACTAATAACGAGGTCAAGTTTGTGTTATTGAACGCTGCGGATGTATCTTTGTACAAGGACAGATATAATAAATTCAGTATAAAAGTAGATAAATATTTTTCAAGCAAACCTAGAGGGCAATACTCATATTTTGTATATGAGCAGACCAGTACTACTAACCAAGATACAACTGGATTGACTGAGTTAGAAAGTGGGATAATGTGGTTAAACGATGCAGAAAATGTTTATACTGAATATCAAACTAATGATACATTTAAAGTAAGACAATGAACGGAGAAAATTTTATATTAGTTCAATTTGCTGAAGCTAAACAACCCGAATATAGAGAAAAGAAGAAAGAGGGTTACATGGAGTATGGGGAAAAGAATGATTACCCTTTATACTTGGTTGAACTATTTAACAAGTCTGCAAAGCATAACGCTATTGTAAGAAATAAAGTACACTACATCTGCGGCAATGGTTGGACTGGTAACGAGCAATTCATAGAGAAACCTAATAGGTCTGAGAATCTAAACGACTTGACTAGAAAAATTTCTATGGACTTGGAGTTATTCGGTGGGGCTTATATAGAGGTTATTTGGGGATTAGGTAAGGTTGCTGAAATGTGGCATATTGATTACACTAAGATTAGAACCAATAAAGATAATACGCAGTTTTGGTATAAAGAGAACTGGAAGGATTACAAAGAGAAACTAGAGTTTGTTTATCCTGCTTTTAATCCTAAAGTCCCACAAGGCAAACAGATTCTCTATCTAAAAGAATACAGACCTAATATCGGTGTTTATTCTTTGCCAGTTTATTTCGGTGCTTTAAATTATATTGAAAGTGATATAGAGGTTTCTAAGCACGTTCTAGGTAATGCAAAGACTGGCTTTAGTGCTAGTAAACTAATTACCCTACCAGACGGCACACCTTCTAGAGAAGAGCAAAACGAAATTCATAGGAAGTTTAAAAATACTTATACTGGCTCAGACGGAGTTAAGTATATGTTGTCATTTGTTAACGATGCTTCTAGAAAGCCTATTGTTGACGATCTAGGGCAGTCAGACTTAACAAAAGAAGATTTTGGTAGGGTTGACGAGTTAATTCAAACTAACATATTCTCAGGTCACCAAGTTACTACTCCTTCTATTTTCGGTATTGCAGTAGCTGGTAAGCTAGGCACTCGTACTGAAATGAGGGACGGCTACGAGATTTTTAAAAATACTTATGTTAATGGTAAGCAGCAATTTTTAGAATCCTTTATGAATACTATGGCTGGTTATTTCGGCTATAGTGAAGAGATGAGGATTATCCCTGCTGAACCTATTGGTATTGAATTTTCTGAAAATACTTTGTTACAAGTTGCTCCTAAAGAGTGGATACTTGAAAAGATTGGTATTGATATGAGCAAGTACCAACCAGTTCAAACTGCTCCAGAACTAACACCAGTTGAAATGGAAGATGCTTACTCTGTGTTTTTTGAGTATGGTGAAGACAAGGGAAACTTTGAGGTATGGAAACAAAAAAGTTATTTTGAAGATGTTGAACTATTCGCAGATGTTACACAGTTACAGTCGGATGTCCTAGACTTGATAAGCAAAGACAAAAGAATAACACCAGAGGTTATTGCAGACACTTTAAAGGAGGATGTAGGAGTTATTAAGAGAATCATTACCGCACTAGAAAAGAGGGGTTTTATAAAGCCTACAGAGTACACGATAGGAGAAGGTATAGATTCAAATGTAATTGTAGAAAGACAACTAACAGAGCCTTTAAGAGATATAGTAGAAAAGATTAAACCTAAAACTACAGAGTTTTTAATTAGGTATTCTTACGAGTGGAAAAAGGGTATTCCTACTTCTCAAAGAGATACTAATGCTCACCCATCTAGGGAGTTTTGTAAGTATCTTTTACAAGCTAATAAAATGTACTCTAGGTCAGAGATTGAGCAAATGAGTGCAAGGTTAGGTTATTCGGTTTGGGATAGAAGGGGCGGTTGGTGGACTAAGCCTAACGGAGACCATTCTCCTAGTTGTAGGCATCAATGGGTTTCAAATGTTGTGACTAGAAAATAAAAAGAAATGAGTGCTAATATTTTATTTATATCAGTAGAGACAATAAAGGACAGAAGCGGTTTGCATAATAACGTAGACGAGAAACTTATTTTGCCTGAGATTAAGACTTGTCAAGATATGTACATACTCCCTGCGTTAGGAACTAGCTTATACGAAAGGTTACAAGATGGGGTTGATTGTGGGAATCTTAACTGTAATGAAAAAGAGTTACTAGATAACTATGTAGTAGACTGCTTGATTAACTACGTTCTAAGTGAGTTACCTCAAGGTTTAAGCTATCAGTTCTACAATAAAGGCTTAGTTAGGAAGAGTTCAGATAATACAGAACTTCCTAGTATGCAGGACATGATAGACATAGCTAACCGATACAAGGCTAGGGCTGAGTTCTATAAACAAAGACTAATTAAATACTTAAAACAAAATCAAACACTTTATCCAGAATATCTAAACTACGGAGCAGGTTATGACGCTATTAAACCAGAGAATGACGGATATACGGCTTCTATTTGGTTGAATGATCCATACTGCTGCAAAGGAGAAAAAATATTTAGGGAACTTTATCAAGGCGATAATCCACAAAAATGTTGTGATTAATGAGTAAAAAAGCAAACTTAAAAAACCAAGAAAAACTAAAAACATATCTAGCAAAGCATGACGTTAAACAATATCATACAACAAATAAGCAGCTACGGAACGAGCCACCCACAGATAAACACGGTGTTCTTCGGAGACTTCGCAGACAAGCTTGACGATGCAGATGTGGTTTACCCTGCTATGTTTTATGACTTAGATAATGGGAACTTTTTAGCCAAGCAATTATCTTTTAGTTTCAGCATTTATTTACTAGATAGACACTTAGTAGAAACAGACGCACAAGAAGTTTTAAGTGATATGAGTTTAGTTGCTGAAGATATTGTGGCAAGGCTTAGAACTCCGTCTAATGAGTGGATAACAAGTGATAATATAAATGTTCAGTTTTTTAGAGAAGCAGAACCCGATTACTTAGCAGGGGTTAGGCTTGATGTAAGTATTACGCTGCCAAGTATAAACAATAGATGCCAAATACCATGACAAGCGATTTTAAACCTGCCGAATTAGATATAGAAATAGTTAAAGGTGACTACTGGGTGCAGACCTTTGCATTATCGGTAGACGATACACCTATTAACCTATCTAATGAAGATGTCCATATAGAGATAACTCAAGGCTGCTCTACTACTGTTTTGTGGGAAGCTACTGAGGGAGACGGAATTACAATAGGTGGAGTTAGTAATAACCAAATAAATTTAAGTAAGTTGGTTAACCTAGCTGAAGGAAACTATGAGTACACTTTAAAGGTAACATATACAACGGGAGTTGTTAAGACTTATTTATGGGGTGAATTTAAAGTTTATTTAGATAAGCCATGACGGAAATAACAGTAAACGAACAAAGTGTAGAGGTTGCGGTTACAGACCAGCAGATTGATATTAACGTCAATACTAGCCAGATTGATATTAATACAACGGAGCAGGTAGTAACTGTACAAGCTAATAGTGGTTTAATTATAAACCAAGATGTAATTAACCTAGTTACTTTAGTTAGGAATAGGACTGGGGCAACAATAGGAGCAGGAAAAGTTGTTTATATAAATGGAGCGACTGGTAATAGACCGACTATAGCTTTGGCAAGTGCATTAACTGAGGCTACATCTAGTAAGACTTTTGGTATCACTAAAACGGCTATAGCTAATAACTCAACTGGTTATGTTGTTACTGTTGGTGAATTACAAAATATAGACACACAAAGTTTAACTGAGGGGAATCTTTTATGGCTAGGTAATACGGCTGGTAGTATAGTAACTGCTCCACCAGCAGAACCTAGCAATAGTGTATTTTTAGGGTATTGTGTTAGATCACATCCAACGCAAGGGGTTATAGAGGTTAGAATACAAAACGGCTTTGAATTAGATGAATTACATGACGTTAGTGCTTTAAACCCTAGCAATGGTGACGTGCTGCAATATGTTTCATCTACTGGACTTTGGACAAAAACAAATTCAATAAATTTCGGAACTTGGTAATATGGCAAATACATTAAGATTCAAAAGGGGTTTAGCGAGTGGGATACCTACGGCTTTAGCTGGTGAACCTTTGTTCACTACGGACACCTTTGACCTCTATATAGGCAACGGAACGACTAACACTCGCTTCCAAAAGTATATAGCAAGTGGCACAACCTCTCAGCTATTAAGAGGTGATGGGTCATTGTTAACTATGCCGATAGTATTGACAAGCCCAGCGAATGGGCAAGTGTTGAAATTCAACGGAACTAATTGGGTGAACGATAGTGATGCTGGTATAACTGGTAGTGGTGCTGCTGGTCAGGTTGCGTACTTCACTGGTGCGACAACTCAAGCGGGGAACAATAATTTGTTTTGGGATAATACCAATGCGAGGTTAGGGATAGGTACTAATGCACCAGCAAGGACATTAGATGTACAAAATGCTGGTTTAAATATTTTACGTTTAAAAGGAGGTAGTGCAACAAATCAAGGGAGTAGTATTTATATTACTGAGGCTGCATCAACAAATACAATGTTTGCAATAGGAGATGCTTCATCAATTATAGGTGGCACACCAGATGCAAATAGTTTAATTTGGACAAGAACTTCTCCTTTGTTAATTCATATTGCTTCAGCAGAAAGGGCAAGGTTTTTCGCCACTGGCAACTTCGGTATCGGCACTGGTGCGACTGATTCGGGGCAGAGGTTACAAGTTGTGGGGACTGGGTATTTTAGTGATAGTGTGGGAATTGGGACTAGTAGCTTAACGGGATTTAGTGCAAGGATTGGAAGAAACATAAGTGGTGCAACAAACTCTGGTGGTGTTTGGCAAGATGGTACTGTTCAATCAACAGTAACAAATGGTTTTGGATTTTATAATAGTGCAAGAACACAAGCTACTGCATTTACTCTTTCTAACTATTATCATTATTACGCAGACCAATTTAGCTTAGGTGCTGGTTCATCAGTTACTAATCAATTCGGTTATGTAGCAGATAGCACTTTAACTGGTGCTACCAACAACTACGGATTCTACGGCAACATCGCAGCCGCAACGGGAAGGTGGAATCTCTATATGAACGGCACCGCCAATAACTATATGGCTGGGAATCTTGGTGTAGGAGATGCTTTAACTCTTGCTGCTTGGACTAAGGCAATTTATTTAGGTAATAACGGAGCAAATAAAGTTATTGCTGGTTATTTAGCTTCATCAACAAATGGTGCTGCTATTGGCTCTATGGGTTCAGCATTAACTGGATGGACTCCTTTGAATATTATCGGTAGTACACTTCTATTCCATACTAATGGTGAAGGAGTAAAAATGACACTTGATGCGAGTGGGAATTTAATGGTTGCTACTACAAGTGCATCTAATAGTGCTTCTGGTAGGGGTAATATAACAATAGGTGGTAGTTCCACATCGATATTAAACTTCCAAATAGGCGGCACATTAACTGGATATTTTTATCACGATAACAACAACTTAAACTTATTAAATTCAAAGACTGGCGGTTCATTATTATTCTCAACTGAAAGTGCTGAAAGAGCAAGAGTAACACAATTAGGCAACCTACACATCGGAACATTCAGCTCCGATTCGGGCGAGAAGCTACAAGTGACGGGTACTGCGAAGATAACGGGGGCGACTGCATTTGGTGGTAATACAACTTTGACTGGTGCTGGGTTAATGACTCATACAATCGTAAGTACTTCAACGGCTGGGTATTCTTATATGATTTTTAAGAATACTGGAGCAAGTGGTAGGGAAATGACGTTAGGTATTGGAGGTTCTACAACTGGTAATGATTCAAATAAATTTTTTATAGGCGATACAACTGCAGGTGGAGCAATAAGAATGATTATTG